AGGCTGACGATCAGGGCCTGAACCTGACGAAAACCTGCCGGTGGCGTGATGACTCCACCCACTGACGTCCCAGTGACAAGCATCTGCTGTGGCGAGAGGCGCAGGTCGTTGTTCATCCGTGCTTCGGCGAGCTGGATGAAGGTTGGAATGATGCCCGTCAGGTCGGCACGCGCAAGAAACTACGCGACGCTGGATTGTAGGGTGGCGTAGTCGTTCAACATTGCTTAGAGCTTCCCTTGCCACACACGGTAGGCAGACAGAGACGGGTCTTCCAGAATGCGGCGGCTGTGCACGCCGCCATCATCGAGCATGAACTCGTGCAGCGAGATACCCCAGCGCTTGCAATAGCCCTCAATGATGACCTTGGGAACAATACCGGCGATCTTCATTTCGGACGTGCCAACGTCGCCCATAGAGCGCATCGCAGCCACACGATTGAGGATCGGCTCAACGTCCTGCACTCGGTTGAGCGTCAGGTCGTTCCCGTCCACATGGGCCCTCGTGATCAGCCCCATTCAAGCGGAACCACGTTAACCGAGCCAGCCGCCGTATCCTGAATGGCGGCGATCGTGTCAGCCCCAGAGCAGTTGAGGATGATGGCCTCGTTAGGGGTGATGAGGGTGTCTGTAGCAAGCGCTGTGGCCGTCGTCTTGCCAACCTTGATGCGGGCATTGGCCGTAGCCGCAACGCGAACGTAGCGAGGCACAAGGCCAGCCGCGTTTACCGGAATGAGTGAGCTGGCCGAGGCCGCACTGGTCGTGATGTTGACGCCGGTAAGGTTGACGTCAATGGAAATGATCGGGTTCTGATACATGGTCGCTCCGCAAAGGGGTGGGGCCTCCGAAGAAGCCCCACCGTTAAGCCGATTACAGCAGGTCGCGGATCTGGGCGTGCGCGTCCTTGTTGTCCATCTGGAGGCCGTACTCCCAGGTGAGCAGCATCTTTTCCGCGTCGCCGGTCTTGGCGAGCGGCTTCGCTTCCACATTGCGAAGGGTCTTGAACGACACATGGTCCAGATCGAGAAGGTAGGCCGCCGAGTCGAGGAAACGATCCGGGACGATCTTCAGGCGACCGAAGTCGGTCACGTAGAAGGTGAACGCGGCATTCAGCTCGTTGCTATCAGCCTGTTCGAAGCGCGTTGCGTTGCCGGTGAAGGTCGAGGCGATCACCTTGTCTGACGGGCGCACAACGAGCATCGTCGGCTGACCACCGGCCGTGTAGGCCGTCTGCATCGCGGCCTTGACCAGCGACTCAGCGAAGGCACGAGCCGTACCGGCCACGGGAGCCGTGTTGGTGGACGGGACCGGGAAGACGCCCGCACCCGCACCCACGGAACCCTGCGTGATCCAGCCAGCGAGGCCGCGCGTCTGACGGGCGACCGTCGTCGAGCCAGCGTGAACGTGGTGTTCTGGACGATGGCAACTTCGGCGTCGCGCTTCAGTTCCTTGAGCTTCTTCGCCTTCTGGTAGGCGATTTCCGACTTACGACCCGCCTTGTCCACGACTTCCTCGGTATCGGAGATAACGAAGTTCTTCGTGGAGACCTGGCAGTAGTTGCCCCAGCGGGTAGACGGGGTGACGGCCGTGAAGCTGGCCACGTCGTCGCCTTCCAACTGGGCGTTGTTGGCCGCCGCAGCCAGGGCGTCGGTCTGCCACTCGTAGAAACGGGCCGAAGCCTTGGACTTCTTGAGGGCCGAGTAAACGGGGGTGTCGGTCGGCGAGATATTGTCGATGACGTCCGACAGGTCTTCACGCTAGCCGATGGCGGCGTACGTGGTGAAGGTATTTGCAACAATTGCCACTTAGGTATTCCTCATTTGGAGCGAGCCATCAACAGGGCGGCTACATCGTCGAGCTTGCCGGTGCGCTTGGCGCGTTTTGCAAGATCGTCCACCTTCTTCTGTTGCGGCGTCGCGGTAGGGGTATTGGCGTTGCCTGCCTGGACCGCCTTGGGCGGGGTTTTGGCCTGCACCACCTGTTTCTGCTTAACTGCCTGTGCGCGATCCCACATAGCCGCCTTGTGGGCGATGAGAACGGCACGATGGTCAATGAGTTCACCCAGTTCTGCGGGGCTGTAACCCTGCGAGACGAGGAAGTCGGCCACTTCGCGTTGGGCCGCTGCTCGTTTCGTCTGGTCACGCCATTCAGGCAACTTCTCCAGTAGCAATTCCTCGTTCTCGCGGAGAGATTCGATGCGGGATTTTTCCGCCTCGTTCTTCTTCATCTGCTCGATGGCCGAGTGGTGGTGCTGGATTTCGTTGAGGCGTGCCGATTTGGACGCCATTTCCTGCTGCTTGGCGACCCATGCTGCCGGGTCGGTCTGGGCTAGCTCGGCAAGTTTCGCTTGGTCCCCTACAAGCTCCTGATAGAGCACGCTACCCAGGACGTTGAGCTGGTTGATACGGTTCTCGTATTCCTGCTTGACGAACTGGCGTTCTTGCGCGATCTGCGAGGTTAGCTGTGCAGTTTCCTGCGTCTTGCGGGTGTAATCCTGCTGCCGCATGTAGCCCTTGAAGGCTTCGTCTGCGGAAACTTCCAGTTCCTCACCCTGGACGGTGATTTTTCGGGTCTTGCTCAACCATTCGTCTTCCTTGGCCTTGGCTGCGGCGGCTTCCTTTTCCTCGGGCGTGATTCCATCGTCGTCCGTGTCCTGATTTTCCTCCTGTTCGGCTTCCTAGCCACCCTCGTTGCCTTCCTGTCCTTCGTTTTCGTCTTTCTCGGCCTCGGCCTACTCGTCTTCTGGGTATTTCGGCTCAAGACGCTTGAGAATTTCTTCTTCCGTCATGCCCTGTGAAGGTTCAATGCCGGTGTTATCGACTTCCCCAGTGGGATTGGTCATGGTGATTACTCGTTAGGGTGAAATTGTGGTCCCGTCGCTTAACAGGACCTTCCAGTTGCCTCTATCCACGGGTGCGCCTGAGTAGACTCCAGTCCACGTATCCTGGCATTCGAACGGAACGGTGATGCGACACACGGTCCTTGGCCGCACAAGGCACTCAAGGCCGCTCAGAACGCTACAGAGGCTCGGCCAGTTGCTTGGGCCACGCGCATTTTCAGTGTTGCCTCGGCCATCTTGCCCGACTCGATCAGCGATCGCAGGTGCGTCTCCACCCGCTCGGACGCCTTCAGCATCAGGTACAACTTTTCGCGGCCTTCCACGTCTCTTGCCGGTGACTTGCTCCATCGTTCCTGTACCTCATTGGCGAATGTGGCGAATGCTTCGGCGATCAGTGGCTCGGCGAGTAGCTGGGCGGCCTTCTGACCACGCTGGATTTCGGCTTCGGTGATATCGGTCATTCGCGGGCTTCCTGATAGTCGGCATCGGAATCGGCCGTACTGGCGTCCTTGGCACCCATCGTCTTGGCGGACAGGATCTTGGCCTCGGCATTGATCCTGGCGATGCGTTCAGCCGAAGCCAATTTCATGGCCTCGATGCGCTCGGCAGACTGCGTTGCCATTTCCTCCTTAGCCATCGCAAGGTTGAACTCAAGGCTTGCCTGCTCGCGGGCCAAGGTGATCTTGCTCTCGGACTCAAGCTGGTTACGCTGGGCCTCAAGCTGGGTTTCCTGCTCGGCCTGCTGCGCCTGGAACGCTTGCTTCATGCGTTCGACCTCCACGTCGCCCTGCTGCTTGGCCTGCTGGAGCTGACCTTGCTGCTGCAACTCGGCCTGTTTGGCCTGTGAGTCCGCTTGAATCTTGAGTACGGCCGGATCGGGCTTGTCCTGCTGCGGAGGGCCTTCGCCGGGTGCGGTGAAGTACCTGCCAACGTCCTTCTTGCCCATCGCCGCCAGAAGATCCTCAAGGCTGCTGTAGGCGTTCTGTGGCTGCACAATTCCATACTGAGCGGCCTACTGCTGGATCTGGAGCAGCATCATTGCGTTCTGGATCTGCTTGGACTTGCTGGACGTGCCGATGCCGATCGAGACGGACATCGAGTAGTTGTTCTTCCAGGCTCGGGGATCGACGGCCAGCCAATTCCCGTTGACCTTGATCTGGGCCTCGCGGTCCTGATACTGCGTCGCGTTCTTGAGCAGGAGGCGGAAGATGCGGGAAATGAACGTCTCGCCAATGACGCGGGCGATCAGCTCAAGGCGCTGGTCCGCCTGGTCCGTGAGCATGGCCACGCCTTCGGAGCCAATCTGCGACTTGGACAGTTCCTCGCCTACTAGCCCTTGACTGAACTGCTTGATGCCCGTCCGGTTGTCGCGAACGGTGTCGAAATAGCTGATGCCAGCCTGAGCGTTCGGACCGATGTCGGTCGTGATCAGCTCGCGTACCGCATCGGGATTTTCGGCCCGGATGATGCCGCCTGGACGCGGGTTGAGCAGATCATCGAGGTTAACCTGGCCAGCAACCACCACCTTCTGCGGGTTGTTTGCCAGATACATGTTGTCGAGGTACTGGCGGGTTACCGCCGTCTTGATCCGCTGGATGTCCTCGGTGAGATCCCACATGCCCAGCCCGATGAGCTTGTAGGGCATAAGGTTGGGGCAGCACAGGGCGAACTCGTGATCGTCAACAATCTCGTTTTCGAAGACGACCGTTCCGGCCTTGACGATACGACGATATTCGGCAACACCATCACCGTCATAGTCCACACGGATGTAGACGAGTTGCAGGGTTACTGCACGCTGACTCGGGTCCGGGGAGTCGTCGTCCTCGGATACCGTGAAGCTGCCGTCATATGATTCGCGCTCAAGGCGTTCGCCGTACGTATCGCCCTCGTCGTCACCTGTCGGGATCTGGGCCACCTTGTCCTTGTCATAACCCATCGAAATGAGATCTGACACGGTTCGCTCGGTGTTCTGGCCCACACAGCGAAGCTTCTCGATGTCGCGGCTATCCTTGCTGAACCAGACTTCCTCCGGCGGGACGCCCTCCACGACGATGTTGTGCTTCTTTTCCTTGCGCTTGGCCGTTACGTTGAAATAGGGCTGCTGCGGGTCAACCTGCTGTCCCATGGGGCTCACAGCAACCTCGACGGGCATCACCTGAACCTGTTCGACAATCTCGATGCTCTCGTCCACCGAGAGGGCTTGCACGTCCTGCTCGGACAGGTACTCATAATGTTCCTCGCGCTCGTCCCAGGCTTCCTCGCAGTAGACCTTGACCACACCCATGCGTGAAATCAGGGCCGACTTGATGGCGTCGTGGAGGACCGTGAAGCCACTGTTCTTGCGGAACAGCATCCAAGCGCAGTATTCCGTAGCGTCGTTTGCGTTCTTCTCGTCCTCGGGGCCTTCCGCCTCAAAGCGGATCACGTCATCGGCACCGCAGAACATGCGCATGAGCGATGGCATGGCCGACTCGACGACCTCCAGCAGATCCTTGCTGACGATCTGGGAGCGGCCATCGATGTCAGGCGGGGTCAGCTCATACGACGCCTCGCCGAGGTAATAGGCCATCGCCTTGGTGCGATCGGACGAGAGCTAGTCCGCATAGCCAATACCGTTCTGCCGCTCGTGGTCGATGAGGGCGCAAAGCTCGCCGTCCGTCATCTTCTTGGATTTCTCTGCCATTAAGCGGTCGCCAGTGTCTTGTAATTGAGTTTCGTACTCCACTCGGAGGACGCTAGATGTGTGGCATGGTCAACGGCCATAAGACCGAAGGCGTCAGAGCCGTGACTGGCCCAGTCGTGAGCGGGGCCGAGGCCAATACCACGGTTCTCGTCGCGCTTCTCGTGATACCAGCCAAGGGCATCGCGTCCACCCTCCGTGCTTCCCTCGTTGAACCAGCAGGACGGCAGGATACGACGGACGTTCTCAATGCGTGTCATCGCTGCACCGGCACCCATGTTAGGAATGACCTTAACCGTGAATCCGGCTTGCCGCAGTGCGCTCTCGTAGCTGACGCGATAGACCTTGTCATTGTTCGCCCCGTCATGCGGGAGTATCTACTGAGCCCTATCGTATTTCTTCGACCGGAGCCAGTCGATGTGGACCGACAACTCCTGACCCACCGCCTCGTAGTAATCGAGGACGCGAATCTCTTTACCGATGAACTGGACGACCCAGATGGCACAGGCATCCGCCTTAGCCCCCGTGCCGCCAATGTCCCAGTAGGCCCGTAGCGTCATCAATGGATCGGCTGCAAGCTTGCCTATGCGACCCTCAGCCTTGGCTTTCGTGAGCCCTGTAGCGAAGTAGGCGCCCTCTACGACGCCAAGGAAGTCACCTTCCCAAATATGGTCGTACTGGTCAGGCCTATCCACCATATCGCGCTGGCGGTCTCGCTCTAGCTTGGCCGGGAACTTGGGGTTATCCCTCCAGTTGAGCTACACGACCTTGATGCGTGGATCACTGGCGTTGGCGTAGCGCTCGACAGCGGCGGTCTTGCGCGCCCGGTTCCACGTCACCCAGAGTTCGGCGTTCCAATCGTCGCCCTCCTCTCGCAGCGTCGGCATCAGCGTGGACAACGCCTGGTCAGTGACAGGCTCGGCCTCGTCCACCCAGCAAAGCAGCACGCGACCCTTTGACTTCACGCTGCCGATGTTGCGATCCAGGCCGGCAAAGGCGTAGCTAATCCGCCCATCCTTCGACTTTATCTGCTTTTCGCTGATATCGTAGAAGTTATTCAGCCAAGGATTGTCCTCAATGGCCCGCTTAACCTCCTCCATGGACGAATCGGACAGCGAGTTCATGAACTGGCGGGCGCAGAGGATGATCCCGCTCACCCCAGCCTTGGCGAACATGTAGCCACGCACGGCGGTCATCACCGCAAAGCTACGGGTCTTGCCCGAGCCGCGACCACCATGGCTTCCGCGTACGTCAGCCTCACCCTAAAAGATCGGGATCAGCTTCTGGGGTAGTTCAACCTGGGCCGTTGCCACT